GTTGTACTCTACGTACTCTTTGTTAGCCCCTTCTAGTAGTGCCTTAGCTTGATCACAAAAGTTACACTGGTTACGACTGATGATTGTGTACATCTTGTCTCCATTTAAGTTCAAACAAAAGTTTCTTCTGCTCGTAGTCGGACATTATCATCCAATCACGTATCTCATCTATGGTCCTCATGCACCCTGCGCAGTACCCATCATCACGTATGCGACAGACCTTTACGCAGGGCGATGGTGTAGACCCTATGTTAGGTCTACGATTTCGCACGAGTCACCAGAGCAAGCCATCGTCTGCATAGCTACAGTGTTGTCTTCTTGTTCATACTCAGACAGCTTAGCCCAGTCGATACGCTCTGGCATCTTAGCTAGCAATACCTCATACTCATCCTTTGTGCAATCCTGATAAGGTGCTTGCTGATAAGTATGATCTGAGTGTGGCAAAAATGACACACCTGACATTTCATCGAAGTGCTTGTAGACAAACGCACCCACGTCTAGCCATTCCGATTCACGGACTGATATAGTCACCGATGGTTTATGCTCACACCAATGACGCTGATACGTTAGCCATGTCTCTAGCTGTTCTATAGCAGTCATGTCATTACGTGTTACCGCATTGTCGGGTGACTTCTGAGGGAAGCTGAACACTGTAGTAGTGTCACCCTTGAAGACGCAAGGCTCATATGGAATACCTTGATCCTTCATAAACTGAGTGAGAGGGTCTTTATTATCTCCTCGTACAGTGCGGATATAATAGTCTGAATGTCGGGCATGGATACCAGATGCAGAATCAACAAGCTGAGATACTGTGCCGCTAGGTTTAACACATGTAATAGAAGCAGATACAGGAATACCAAGTTTATTAGCCCACTCAGTATTAGTATCAACAGCCACTTCACGTAGACGTTCAAGGGTCTTCTCCAATCCTGCATTCTGAGATGTCATCAGAGGGTTATCCATAATCCCTGTCAAGGAGACACCTAGCAGTCGTTCTTCTTCTGTGTTGTTCTGCCAGACTTTACGTAGGTATGGGAACTTTGTGTAGGTTGACTGGATGGTCCCAAGGATTGTAGCCAATCGTACCTTGCGAATAAGATCGTCGATGCTATCCGTAGCACGGACAACACACTCTGTAAGATTACAGAACTGATAAGGGCGCAAGATGATCTCACTACACGGGTTAGTCCCGAAGTCAAAGTCAGGATTACGTCTACCAAACTTAGCTGCCTGTTTCTTAGATGCTTCACGGTTAAACACTCCACGTTCACCTGATTTACTTTCTACTAGCGCAGTCCACTCACGCATGAATGTCTCTACGTCAGGCTTCTCAGTGTAGCTGACGCTGTTGTTAGCCAATGCACGGTGCGCTGCAGTTTCCCACCATTGTCCTGACTTAGCGTGACGCATACGATCATCACTCAAGTTAGACAAAGAGATCATAGCACTGCGACGAACACCACCAACCACAACGATCTGACCAATGAAGCACATCAAGTCGTGACACTCTAGTGAAGATAGCTTACGTCCTTGTGCGTTCTTGAATGTAGACACAGCAAAGTTAAACAGTTCAACTAAAGGCGCTGGGCCACTGGCACGTCCACCGAATGTCTTTAGTCGTGCACCTGCAGGGCGTACCTTAGACACGTCCCATTTAGGAATCTCACCAGCCCATAGGAGTGCCAACACTTGACGGAAAGCCTTAGCCCACCCTTCCTTACTATCTTTAACGACAACGGTAGTGTCACTATCATAGAGGACAGGCACTTCGGGAAGCTTAGATACGTACTGTCGTTCAACAGAGAAGCCGACACCAGTACCGCAGAGGAGGATGTACATCGCTTCGTCGAAGCTCTTAGGGTCATCTACGGGGAGATATGAACAGTTGTACCCTGCTGTGTTATCACGATCTAGTGCTGGACCTGCAGTCATCATAGCTCTCATAGATGGCATGATCTCTAGGCCAAGGATAGCTTGCTCAATCTCGAAGCGTGTCTCTGCGTCAACCTTGTCAGCGATTACATTGGTAGCGTAACGTGCTACTGTGTCATCCCAAGACTCACGTCCATACCCATCGAAGTACTTAGCGTAGCGTGACTTGTGAATGAATGACTGGTAGTCTGTAGGTAAATAGTTATTCATCTGTTTTTCCTTTTTCCAGTTCTTCGATGCGTTCCAGTAGTTTCTCTACATCTTCATAACGACACCAAGGCCCATCCTTGTCCTCTCTACGGACATTTCGAGACCATTCACTTTCTTTCGTAAAGTAAAAACGCCTAATCTTCATCTGTTGTCTCCTGAACCTGAAAGTGTACCTCGTGCCTTGCGTCCATATAACTTCTCTAGATTTTTCATAGCAAGGTCATGCATGTCTAAGTTTAAATCTCGTGATAGTGCAGCAATGTACCACAACACGTCACCTACTTCAGCTGCAATAGCTTGACGGTCAAAGTTACCATCACGCAGCATCTTCTTTACTTTGTTTGCGACTTCCCCTGCTTCACCTGCCAAGCCCAGCGCAGGATACAGAATAGAATGCTCGGCTTTGTAAATGGCAGTCTTGGCTGCTGCTTTTTGGTACGCATTTAAACCCATCTCTTTCTTGCTATATGTCTCACTGTAGTATTCCCAGGCTTCTAAGTCACCATCACTTAATGTACTCATAGTCTCTCCTTAACATTTAAGTTATCTACTTCGACATCATCCACATCGTAGAAGATATCCTTTACTAAATCAAACACATCATCAACATGTGCTTCTTCTAAAGAGGACAGTATGTTGTTGTCCTCATCTACTTCTAGAACAAAAGTTACACTAAACTTTTTATTCACGGTCAGGCACTCCCATAAGTTTTACTGAAAGGTGTTAGCATGTCTGTGTCTAAGAAGTCTGATTGTGCTATCTCATCCCTCTTCTCTACAGCTAATCGCATAAGCGCTGGGTGCTCTTCTACAAGTTCAAGGAACGTAGCCATCAAACTACCCGCATGAAACAACCGATTGAAGTTGCTCTCATCTAGTGTGCTATCGTCGTGTGTCATCAAGTAGACAGACACAGTAGTGTATTGTCCGTCAACTAATCCTGTTGGCTTGAGTACTACTGCGAACTCGTCTTTGCCTATCTCACCCATGCTTTTCCTCCTTAAGTTCTATCAAGCTAGTCTTGAGTGGTGTACCTTCTTCTTGCAGCCACTCAAGAGGTATAGTCCTGTGCGAGTACAAGAAGCCATGCTTCTCACACCAAGCAGCATAAGTAGACTTAGCTCCTTTGTATAACTTAGCGTTAGCGTTACTGAAGACAAACCGTATATCTAACTCAGGGTGTTGTTCTCGTACAGCTATATGCTTACGTCTGTCTTCGTTATCGAAGATGCCCTTGGTTTCAATTACGATGCCATTATCTAACACAAAGTCTGGTGTGTAAGTCCTGTACCTGAGATCCTTCCACTCAATCTTTAAGTCCTCATAACGTAATCTCTTTTGATTAACTTTCAAGAACTCAGCTACAGTCTTTTCTAAGCCGCTACGATATCTACGAGAGTTATGTCTCTTCGCTGGCACTTTCATCTCCTATGAATACGTAGTCGATCATCGGTTTATCAGCCGCCTTAGACACACGAGAGGGTAGTGTCTGTAGGTTAGGCCAACACTTATGTTTGTAAGCACAGAAGCCACACGTTGCGTTCAGCTTCAAGTTACCACTGGGTTTCTTGAAGTATGTCTCAGGGATAGCCTCGAAGCAACGCTCAAACGGTTTGTCTGATTGTATGTACTCGACTGTCTCTTCGATCTTATGTAGTTCCGCATCGACATCAACACCAGAAGCGTCAACATATTTGAACTCCCCATTAGCTTTGTTGACTACCCACCAACCACCGACTTCTTTGTCTGCAGCTTTAGCATAACCAACTAACTGGCTTACATAACCAAAGCTATCACCTTTAGCTAAGGTCTCAAAGTCCTTGAACTTATTCTGGTAAGACCAAGGTGACGCAGACTTAACGTCATCTACCTTACCATCAAGAACCATGTCGTACTCACCACTGATCTCTGTGCCATCAGACAAAGTGAGTACAACCTTTTCGTTATCCGTAAACTCTACATCAGCAGCACGAAGAAGCCCTTTGAATACCGCCTCAACAATATCGCCTAGCATCATATTCACTAGGAACTGTGGAGGGAATGGTGTCTTATCCTCAGGGTCATTCTTCTCGAACCACAACTGACAAGTCGGACGTCCAAGGTTGGACATCCGTAGTTTAAACTTGTCACGTGGACCGCTGCTGAACTGCTTACGCACTGCATCCGCTACGTCTTTACCTACCTGCTCAATCACAGCTTCATCAACTGTAGTCTCACCTGCAAGTGCTTTCTGTAGGAATGTGTGTAAGGCTAGCTCAGCTGTGTGGTTCATTCTGCTGCAACCTCAACGTCTACGATATCATTGATCACAGCCTCAGCCTTAGCTGACATAGTACCACCACTACGCTCTTCGTGTAGGTCATTGATGTAGCCATTCATGCCTGCAATCCAATCCATAAAGCTATCCAAGATATCTTTGTCTGACTCATCCAGTTCATGCTTGTCAGCTAACTCAAGAGTGAACGTAGCGTACTCACTACCGTTAGGCATCTCGTGTAGCTCTGCACCCATCGTCATGTGGTACTGGATAGGCAGTGCGTTCTTGCGAGAGATTGCCTTAAGTGAATCATCAATAGCCTTGATTGAGCCACGGCTCTTAACGTCCATAACAAATGGAATCTCTTGACTAGTCAAAGCTGTATCCTCAATAGGATTACCTTGCTCATCCATAGCACCTTGCATGACGACAGTACCAAACACTACCTTAGTGCGCTTAGTGCTACGCATTAACTCCTGTGTCTCTTTAGGTAGAGACTTGAAGTCTTCAACGTAACCTGATGGGCGGCCTGCGTTGAACCCACCTGCATTGTCTTTCAAGTCACCATTCAAGTTGTTAACTAGAACAGTCTTGATCATCTCGTTAGCTTGAGAGTCCCACCGTGTCCACTGCTGGCGCTGGGCGAAGATGCGGATCTTAGGGTTTGTAGCGTACACTACCTTGTCGTCTGACTGGGTTAGTTTGTACGAACCTGCAGGAACAGCATCAACTTTAACTGTCTTACCGTTGACTTCGATCTGGCCTTTGATTGGGCTATGGATCTGACTGAAGCGAG